GATCTTTACAACTAAACAAACAAACAAACAAACAAACAAACAAACCAACTAGGACAGATGCCCCGCACTTGCAATTACATGCGGCCAAAGCGTGTAGCAAGTGCGGGGGTTGCAACTGGACGTCCCGATGTGGCTGTCAGCCATGAATATTATGCTGAGGGCGACCCCAGCGTTTTTCAATTGGACGGTGGCTTGCGCGTAGTTGTTGAACGCAATTGGCAACCCGAAGTTCCATGTGAGCAGACTTTTGAAGCTCCATTGATCTTCGCGGTTGAGTCCAACCCGCACAACCAGTGCGGTGCAGTCTTTGCTGAGCAGGTTCCCGTTGTTACGGGTTCCGACTTGGCATCACTGTATGCGGCTTTCAACAAGCGGTGCAACGCCAGACACAAAGATAACATTGACGACGACATGTATGACAAATCGGTGAAACTCATCGGCGCTATTACCACCAAGTTTGATGCTTGGAATGAAAACGAGCTGGACCGTGCTCGTTGGGAAAGCAAATTTGATTCTAGTAAAGTGCAACGCATGCGAGACGCCGTGCACACCCTGAATACTGTGGATTACAAGTATTTGGGCACAAAGGACCTCAGCATTAAACGCGAGGTGCTGTTGAAACGCAATGACCCGTCGTTCGCTGCCCGCGTCATCTATGCAGGCAACGACGCATTTAACGCAGTGACAGGGCCCGCCATGATGATCGCCATGGAGCGGTTAGAAACGATCCTCAACAGAGAGGATTTCGGACCCGTCCGGTATTGCACAGCTTACAAGAAACATGACGTGCAACTTGCATCTTTTATTGCGTCACACCGTGGGGACTATCCCCACGTTGTGGAGGGGGATTATTCCGCTAATGATCGCCACCAACGCAAGGGTGTACACGAATTGTTTAACCTTTTTCTTGAACGTGTAGGGATGCCTTCATGGGTTACCTACATGTTTAGCAAGATGAACAGTTTCAAAGTTCAGTCGCGCCAATATGGCTTGACCGCGAAGTTGAAAAACCAACTTCCCACAGGCACAACTGCCACCACGGTGCGCAATACATTGTACAATGCATTGATGTTTTCCGTGAGTTGTGGGTTGCAGGGACTTCGTGGTCGAGCTCTCATATTGGGTGATGATCTGCTGGGCCGCGTTAGCGCACCCATGGATCTGAATTGGTGGACACAAACAGTCGCCGATTTTCGCATGGTTTTAAAAGCAAAGAGCCCAAAACTCAACGGAGGGGCCACCTTCCTGTCCAAACGCTTGTTGGTTGACAGGGAGGAACCTTGCATGGTGCCTATGGTCGGTAAGGCCTTGGCACGCTTTAATGCTCGTGCTATCTATGACAATAGAAAAACGCATTCACAGTATATGGCAGGCAAATCACTTTCATACGCTTACGAGTTCAGGCACATCCCGTTCATGAGAGATTTCTTCCTATTGCGATACACAATGGAAGACAATTCTCGATTGGAGTTGGAGGAACTTTCCTGGAACGTTAAGGTGAGCGGCATCAATCTTAGGAACATCGTGCAGGCAATTAAGGACGAAAAGGTGATCGTCAGCGACGACGAGTTCTTGGATTGGGCAATGGAAACTTATGATTTGGGCTTGGTCGATTTGGAGGAGGTGTTTGAGTTGATCGTTCTCAACACCGAACCCGAGATGGTATATCATTCATCGGTTGCCAGTCTTTCGATAGACTGGTAGTTC